GCGAAGCAGCGATTCGGCTTGATACGCTTGTTTGACCTCAGAGTCGAAAAGATCAACAAACGCCGTAGTGACGTTCTGCGCCATTGCAGATACCTCCTAATAGGTTTCAACAAAACGCTTCCGTTATCCGAGGTTTCGGGCGGTCGCTTGCGCGTTATGGCCGCGCCAACCAGTAGAATACTACATTCAACGGGCCGGTGCGCGGTTAGCCGTTAAGACTAAAATACACGCAAGCGATACTTATTGCAAGAGTTTAGGCTCTTTGCTGTGATTGGAACCATTGACGCTCTATCTTGGTACGCCAAGCAGCATCAGTTTTCCAACGCGGATCTGCAATCGCAACATTAAGATCTTCCTTGGTAAACTCTGGCTGCTCAACCACAGGCTTGATCGGAATGTTCTCATTCGTAAGAGCCTGATGATATTTTAGGAACGCATTGATCGAGTCAGCATTATTCAAAGAATATGCTATTGCTTCACGCTCAGAGTTATTAAGTGGCGCTTTCATTAGAATACGCTCCGTCATCTGGATCTTCTCAGAGGCATTTGAGCCTAGTTTTTCCATCTCAGCGCGTTGATCGTACTCAACACTTTCTTGCTCATCCTTTGACATCGATAAGACACGACCGGCCAAATCCTCGAATGCAGCCTGGCTAATCCCGTTTTCCTTAGCCCAATCCTGATATACGGCGACAGTCGGATCGTCAGAGTCCAAACCCTGATCCGCAAGTGAAGATATATCATACTGCTCCGGTGCTTTATGCTTGCCCGATTTAAACTTCTTTTCCAGCTCTGCGTAACTTTTCGCCAGCTTTTCAACATCAGGGCCATCCTCATCCCAAAACTTTGCAGGGTAATAATCAGGGCGCTCCAGCGGCCCATCGTCATCTTCAGACGCTTGCATCTCTTCCTGTGGCTGCTCATGAACCGGAATGGGTGCATCCTCTTGAGGAGCCTCTGGCTCTGCCACGTTAATCATCGGCGCATTTGCGTCCGCTTCTACTACTGCCGCTTCCTCAGCCATTGTTTGACCTTTCTATTTTTTTCTCAATCATGCGAACAATCTCTGCCATTCCCGTTCTGGCATAACCAAAGCTCGCATCTTCTCCAGGGTGCCAAGTTGGTTGTTCAATCGTAACGCTGCGCAAATGGCTTAAAACCTTCTGCCCTTCAGAACTCTTGAAAACTTTACCATATAGAATGTCTATATCTTCAGCTCTTGGCGCTTCACTGACAGCCTGGGTTAATCCTTCCCAGCCTTCGGGTGAACTCATTGCATTGCCTCCATTGTAGCCCCTCCATCAGTTGCAGCGGGTGGGCCTTGTTCTGCCATCATTGCTTGCTGCATCTGTTCCATCATCATTTGCTGCTCTTCCGGTGTGGTAAGCAATTCTTGATTTATGTTCATCTTGCTTGCGATAAATTGAGTTATGCGCGGGATAGACAGGGCCGCTTGACCCTGTGGGCCGAGAGCATTGGCTATCTGCATGAACTGCACAATATCATTTACCTCTTGTAGCTTCTGAGCCTGAGCAAGAGGCGCAACCGGTGTAACCTTAACCTCAACGCCATTTACCTTTAATGGCAGGTCAATGAATCCCTGCTGATCCATGATAAACAAAATGCGCGATACAATCGGAACCATTGTCTCATCTATCAACCGACCAAAGGCAGATCCTAGATTAGTTGCAAGCTCACGCGATCTTTCTGCAATCTCTGTTGCTGATCGAGCAGACATATTGTCAGGCGGCAACGTGTCATCCATCAGGATCTTCTTCACGTTCATGCGCAGATCATTCATTACAATCTGACTTACGTTAAAGTCACCGGCTCTAGGGAGGGGAGCCAGTGACGCACCCTGGGGGCCACCGTTACGAGCGACACCGATAACCGCGCCAGGCTGTATCTTGATATTCTGAGGATTGAGAACGCCATCATCTGCCGCCGTATATACGCCAGCAATCGCTAAAGAAGCGTTCTTGAGAACCAGCTCAACAGTTTTGTTAAGCGTTTTGATGTCAGAAATGGCTGTAACCAATGGGCCACGTCCATATATCTCACCGGCCACCTTCATATATCTAGCAACGATAAACGGTGATGACTTCATTGTTCGGTAGACAAGCTCTTGCTTTTTGCCAGGCCAAATAACGTGATAACAATAAACGGCTCGTTCATAATCATAGATAACCGCATCCATCAGATCGATCTCTTTAGATGGCGATTGCTCTATTGCCTGAGCTAGCTCACTTGTCATTTCTGCGTCAGGAAACTCTTGTGGTATCGTTTCAGCCTTCATGCGGAGCTTGCGATAAACATTATCGACATTACCGAATGTTCCCTCTTCAATAGCAACGAGATACTGAGGGATAGGCGTAAAGCGGATAGGCGTAACCTCATCACCAGGTGTCACCATCATCACCGCAGTACCTACGCAAAGATCCAGCAAGAACTCGCCCATAGCCAGATCAAAGTTCGTCTGCCGCATGATTTCAAACATACGGGTTGTATAAGCATCGAGCGCTGCCTGAGCCTGTGGCTGTTGTTGTTGTGGGATGCCAGTGCCAGCCTCTAGGCGACACCATTCCTTTTGCGGGGGAAACAATCCAGCCTGGATGCGATTAGCAAAGCGCTGAGTAGCGTGAATAGCTGTAGAGTCAAAGACCCTTGCCATCTTACCTTTGCCTGGCACACCGCCCTCATAATAACCTGAGTATAGGTTTCGTTGCGGTAGAGCGAACTCATAGCAATCTTCATAGATAGAACGCCACTCATCCTTGCGAGCCTGAGCTTTGGCCTCACGTTCAATAATATCTTTTACATTCAGCCGAGCCATTTACTTATCCTTTTTTATTCCGTTGAGCAAAGTTACGAGCCGCCTCAACAGAGCCAAATCCCCATGCCTTGAGCGCCAAAGCCTTTCTAGTGGGTCTACCCTTTTCATCTTTCATTGGCCCCTTCATTCCAGCAAAACGAGCAGCAAATGCAACCTTGCGACCAAAATCCTTGCTATCTTTGGGAGGCGTTTTCTTAACAGGAGGCCTTAAATTAGCACCCTCCGTGCGCTTAAAATACTCACGACCCTTGCGGTTTAAACCACCTTCAGGATTCTGATAAATCTTTGCTACCATCGCCCTTGCTCAATTTTTAGGTTTGGCCGCTTTGCGCTTAGGAGCAGCCTTCGGTGTAGCTTCTTTGGCATCAGCTTTTACCTCTTTAGTTTTTTCTGGCGCTGGCTTTGCGCGATGATGAACTCTAGGATCTGATTTAATCTGTGTCATTTTTTTGCCTTCCGAATATTGAGCAATAACGCCCTTCTCTTTTTAGCCTTTTCACCCTGCGCCTTTTCAAACTTCACTCTGCGCTTGCGACCCTCTGCCTTGGTCTTAGCTATTCTAGCGGCAGCAGCATCAGCAACAGGATCTTTCTTAGAGGGGCGCTTATTGTTTTTGCGCAAATCCTCTACTGCTTTTTTAGACTTAGCAGTTCTCTCAGGTGATGGGTCTTTGTAATTAAGAGGATCTTTGAGGCCAGCAGCAAAGCCCTTAACATCACTAAGAAACTGACTCTTAATGCTGCCGAGAGTCCTCTGAACAACACCAGGCTTTTTCTTTGGTCGCTTCATTACTGACCGCCACCAAGCTTTCTTTGCATTGGTATATCGCCTGGGCCTTCACGACGAGCTGGAGAAAATAACAATCTCATTCCACCGGTACGGCGCAATCTGCGTCGAGCCTGAGCGCCTTGCATTTCAGTACGCTCTTCAGCCTCAGCTCTTTGCTCTGCTCTTGCGCGAGCCGCTTCAGCATCTTTTTCTGCCTGAGTAGGGCCGCGTCTGCGACCACCGCCAAATAATCCCGCCATATCAAAACCTCGCCATCATGTAGTAGTCAGCCCCCTCTGGGCCAAACTTTCTCATAATACTTTCTACCTCAAAATGCAGTGCTTTGGCAAACTTAAATGCGCTATCATTTTCTACTTTTACGCAGATTTGTAGCCTTCTAACACCATAATCCTGCAAAGCGGTATCGGTTACAGCCCTTGCGCCACGCACAAGTGATATCGCATGCTTAGAAAGATCCTCGCTCGGAACCATCCACATCTCAGCCAAGCCAGGCCAATTCATGCGAATGCCAAAAGCAGCAATAACTTTGCCCCTGCCAATCGCTGCCCAGCTCCATCCATCCTCTGAGTTATCCCAAATATAATCTATGTAGTTGGGAACGTATCGCATGTACTCCTTGCTATCTTCTGTAAACCGCATTCTCGGCAAATGCTCAAAGCGTAGAGGAACAATTTGCTCATCTGAACTCATGCGAAACTCTGGAAGCTGGATCAATCCCATTAGAAGATCTCGAAGTCTGTTGCTGCATTAAACGTCTGGCCACCAGCAAAGCTATTGCCATAGTTGCCGCGCCGCAATCGACGTTGCTCACCACCGCCCAGCATTAGATAGCCAAACGCATCCCCACAGTGAGAATGCTCATTCTTTACCGGCATGTCCTTGAATCGTTCCTGGCCAGCACCGAGAGATTGACGCTTGAAGAAATAACCACCAGACAAAGACTTTCGCACCCGTAAACACTTCTTGTTTATCATTAGCCCAGGCTTACCACCCACCAACCTATTCATAGGCGCAGCAGCCGCCTCACGGCGCACGTTGAAAGCGTTACTGTCAGTCGGAGATGCTTTGAAGCCAATCGAGCGCAAGTGATCGAAGGCAGTCACCTCATAGATCTCATCGCGCTTATTACCGGCTGGATCGCCCCATATCATCACCTCAGCCTTGTTAAAGCTCGCAGCAATCTTAGCCAGCAGCTCTTGCCCAAACCTTTCAAGACCCATGTCAAACGTCACAAGCTCATCCAGAATCTTCCAGGCCCCGCCAGATGTACGCTGCCCAAAGATAGCGGCTGGCGTCAACCCAAAGTCAACGCCGATCTGCAATGGATATTGTGGATCATAAGTGACATCACCTGACATCATATCATCATCATACTCAGGCCAGACCGGACGCCCTTCTTGCACAAACGTGTATTTGCCTTCAGCGTAGCACCTGATCCAGTCAGCATTCTTACCGCCGAGAAGCTGCTCATAGTACCCGCTAGGCAGGTGAACCTTGTTTTCAGCAGATGGATTAACCATCCACCACTTGGCCCCAGAGAACACAAAACCATTAGCTTCTGGGTTTTCCGGTAAATCCTTAGCGCTTACCTCCAGCACACCGCCAGGTTGCCGGTAGAACTTCCACGGAAACCGACCGCCAATAGGATTCTTCTCTGCAAGCTCATGCCACCAGTGATCCGCATCAGGCGGGTTAGTATCCATAATAATGCCGTACCAAGACGCGCCACCGTCAGACTGAGTAGGATAACGGCCAACACGGTGCGTCAGCCCGTCGATCACAGCCTTCGGCAGCTCGCGGGCTTCGTTTACCCAAGCACCCGTTAGCTCCAACGACAGCAGCTTCCTTACATCTTGTGGCGTAGAAAGAGCCATGAAGATAACTTCGCAGTCTATACCAGGCGCACCTTCCCTCGAAGGCAGCTTTAGATGGTGCGTGATAGGCGGCTGCCAGCGCATTGGCCCCCATACATCCTCTGGGAATAGCTCTTGCCATGTCTTGATCGTTGTTGTTCTTAGCTCTGGGTAGGTATTACGCACGATCACAAATCGAGAATACCGAATGCCATCACGCGGCGAGGGCTTTTGCTGAACAGCCTTGAGCATTATCTCAGCAGCGCAGCCGTATGACTTACCAGATCCAACCGGCCCCATCAGGCCGCGAACAAAAGATTTATCGTGTAGAAACTTCCAAACCGTTGCAGACTTGGAAAAATCCAAGTTCATGCTGGGAAGATCAGTCATTTTTGTACCTCTTCCATGCAAACAACGCACCCGCTGCAATGCAAGTTACGCCGATCTTACCTATGATTTGCCCATCAACATGGGCCAAAGAGCCGAAGGCAAGCCACAGAAATAGCACACTATCAATCACACCGCCGACAACCCCGCTTGCCAATATTCCTAGTGTCCTACTCCGATCCCTGATTTTGCTGTACACAGCGAAGTCACTAAGCTCCGACACGCCAAACGCAACGAGCGATGCAATGGCAATAAAAGGATCTGCCAAAAGATAAGATAGCACTGCGCCGACTGCTATTGCATAGAGCGCAAAACGAGGCCCAAGCCATTCATGCACGGCATCACGAAGCAGCAACGCCAAGCCAATCATTAAAACACCACTAGGCGCCATCACGCCAAAGCCAACTGGTATCAGGCATGGGCCATCTGGAACACAAAACGTGCCAACATTGCCGATCATATAGTTTGCCGCCGGTATAGTAAGCGCATATGCAAGCGCTGCTATGTAACCCTTGTTAATCATATAAAAGCCTCTTGAATTAATTGCTGAACCCAATGCCCAGGCGTCTGAGCAGCATCCCATCGATCTGCCATAGCGCGAGCTGTATTCTGTGGTCTGTTGTGATTTTGAGCAACATCAGTGCTATCAACGCTGGCAAACGGCCAATGTTTTCCTGATAGCTGCATTCCCCTTAGCATATGAAGGTTTGGTATTCTTTTAAAATTCTTGTCGATTTGATTAAACGCTTCATCCATGCGCCAACACCATGCGTCAGATAAAACGGTTGCATATTCTGCTGTTGATCCAATGCAAACACGCGGCCACTTCTCACAGAGATCAAGTAGCCGATAGATAGGTTCATCCATATGCCACACAGGAGCGCCCCTATCTCCATGTGGCCATTCGCGGATTAGCGCGTCTTGTTCCTGAGAGCCGGCATCAATTACATCCGGTATTACTGCCCAGGTTGTCGGAAAGTCCAACCACTTATCACACCATTCATAATATTTATTCCAATCAGTTTCCTTGCCAGACTTCCACTTGCTAAAGGCACCGTTGTCTAACATGACGCTCTGGCCAATGCGATGAACACGCTCAATATCATCAGGGCGCACATGGGAAACGCAGAAGTTCTTTCCAGCCAAAGTTAAGAGTACGTCAATGGGAGTAATCGGAGTGCCATGATAATGGATCATTCGTCATCTGCCTCATACGTTGTGGTAATGTCTGGCCCCTTCATGTTAATCCCAACAATCGAAGGCTTGTCCACATTCTTCTCTACATCGAGCAAGCCACTAGCTTTAGCCAAGACGCGCAGAACACTTACCTTATCAAACATCTCAATCGTCGTACCATGCTGGCCAACAGTAACCTTCTTGATCGAAGCCAAAGCCTCATCAGGAATATCCTCTAACGGCTTTACCTGGCCACTGTGCAGATCAATGATGTCAGTAATACGAGCCGTACCCATAGCTATCAGCTCAGTAGCCACAGCTTCTTTGTTCTGAGCCAATGTCTCCGAGCGGCCAATTCGACGCTGCAACAAACGCGCACCGCCAAACCGACCAACCGGCGGGATAGGCTTTATCTTATCCTCTTTTTTTCTGCTCATCCGGTGCAATCTCCATGATCTGCCTGACACAGCGCACCCTCTGTATCAAAAATCCAATCACCCTGATTATCAACCATCCATCTTATTTCGCGGCGAGAATATTCTTTTCTGAAACGACCCATGCCCAATGTCCAATCGGAAGCAGTATCTTCCATTTTTTGCCACCATTGATGGCGCTCAGGGTACTCCCTAGCCAAAGATGCTAAAGTGGATTCACTTTTCAAGAAACACCCATCACAATTTCCAAGCCAGCAAGAGCCATTTACATTTGGCAATCTTAAATCAAAAGGCTGAGAGGCCCAGAAGTCTGATATATCCATACGCGTAACACCAGCATTTGCTAAAGGATGCCAAGTCACCCAACGATCCTTATCCTCCCTGCCTAATCTTTGCGCCTCATCAGCCCTAATACCAACGGTATTCGTCCAATGATCCCAGCCAAGAGAACGCAAATATCTCCTAGAAGTAAGAACCTTTAACTCTTGAGTGCAAAATCTCATGCGAACATTAGGCAAATGTCTCTTCTGCCAAATCAGTAACTCAAAAGGACGCCCGTCTCTTGACGCAGAGTTATGACTTACAATCTGAAACTTTGGCTTTTCCCTGACCCATTCCAGCCAGACGATCTTTATCCCCCAGCGATCAGAGCACTCTTGAATAAAATCCAACGTCTCAGGCATTTCTCTTCCCGTATTCTGGAAAGAAACAACACATCTATCCGGTATGCCGCCATTCGCTTCGGCTATCTGGTGCAACATATATGCAGATGTGCGGCCACCAGAAAAGGATATTACAACATTCCCCTCCGGTAGCCTATAATGCTCATAGTCTAACATCAGAACGGAATACTATCACCGCCCAAATCCGTATCGGCGCGGGAAGATTGCTGAGAACGTGAACCATCATCTTCAAACAGCTTCAGCCAGACCTCACCGTCCTTATTCGGAAGCGGCAATCCCTCCAGCTTAATGCTGATGCCCTTGTCATTCTGAAAAGCAATCCCATGACGTAACCAAACCGGCTTATCCCGACCAGGCACCTCCTTGGCTTGCACAACACTAAAACGCTTAGACATTATTTCCTCCTATACAGCGTTGCAATGAAATTATGATATCGCAATGGCTATTGATCCGCAACAGCCTTGATAGTCTGGCCAATCCGCATAGCAATCTGCGGCACGATAGCATTGCCTAATCCTTTAAGTCTGTCCACCCTTCTGGGTATCCCATTAGCCACTCTACCCACTGCGGGTTCAGAGAGCCACCCACTTCCGCATTGAGGGGCTTGGTGTTTCGGTTGTGCTGGCTTGGGCCACCGTTGTTCTTCGCGTCCTGAGTTGTTGGTGTCGGCCACATCTTCACATCTGTCCTGAGAGACTTGCCCTGACCACCTCCTGTTGTTCCCACACTGTCCGCTGCTGATGGTGTCGCCCACATTTCTGGCGATGATCCAAACCCTGTCGCGTCTGTGCGGAGCGTCTGCGGCGCAAGCTGGAACAATGAACGGCCTGACGGCGTAGGCTTCACGTTCCAAGTCAGATAACACTTCGTCGAGGCCCATAGAGACATGCCCATAAACATTCTCGAAAACGCACCAAGAGGGTCGCTTGGCTTGAATAATGGAAAGAATGTACGGCCAGATATGTCTGTCATCTTCTGTGCCTCTGCGCTCTCCGGCAAGTGAAAAGGGCTGGCACGGGTATCCCGCTGTGAGGATGTCGCAGTCGGGAACATTTCTATCTGGGTCATTTGCTAACTCCTTTACATCAGAAGCCACAGGAACATCAGGCCAATGCTTAGAAAGTACCCGACGACACCAAGGCTCAACATCGCAAAACAATATTGGCTTACTCAATCCAGCCCACTCAAAGCCAAGAGAGA